GTAATAAGTAGCCGTGTAGTTAGAGTCAATTCCTGTTTGTTCTAAGTTGTCTACCGCTTCTTGTGGGTAGATCAATCCATCACCACCTGTAGTTGTAGGTAAGAACATATTGTAGTCAGGTGTTGTACAGATATAAACTGAGTCAGCTCTATCATCTTGAATCATATTGATTGCACCTTCAACTAAATTACTATTATTAACATAGTCGATACTTGAAGTAGCGAACACGTTAATGTTAGTTGCTTCAGGATTTGCAAAAGTTGCAATACCTAATTGGTAAGCGTAGTAGTCGGTGTTTGCCCAATCTGAGTCATCTCCACCAATTGATATATTCTTGAACGCTCCCCATCCTGTTGCTGTTGGGTATCTTGATGTTGGACATGCACCTTTTAAATAACCTGTCGAACCTAAGATAAAGTCGTCACCGTTTGTTCTTGACTCTCTATAGATATCCCATCCGTCAAATCCTTTTGCGAAACACACAGTGAATTTTCTAGCGAATAATCTATAATATGGATTTTCAGGACTTGTTGGTTCTGAATTGAAACTTGCGTCTCCTACATAGAAAGATGATTCACCACTTGTTGTAAACGCATTTCCGATTGTAACAACCGTTGCACCTGAGTCCATGTGGAATCCTTTAGTTTTAGTATTCCAAGGTGTACCGTCAATAAGATTACAATGGTTCAAATTATTTTGGTAACCTTTGAACATTAAGAATGATTCATCAATACCAAGAGAACTTGAGAACCCTAAGAAAGTTCTTCTCACATTGTCACCAGGACTTGTTACCACATTTGATCCTCCGTTTGTTGTACCGAAAGGAGGGTTATAGATAACTTGACCAGGGAAATTATATTCTGTTTTATAAACAGGAACTGGAGATAAAACATCACCAGAGTAATCTCTCATAATATAACCTTCAAATCCACAAGGTAATGCATCTACAGGGAATTCATCAGATAACTCAATCATAATAAACGCTGAGTTAAGAGGATATTCACCATCAGAAGAACCTATCTTTTTAGCAACAAATGAGTTACTGTTAGGATCCATAGTACAGTTCGTGAATTTTTCAAGAACTACAGGGTTAGCATCAGTATCAAAGAAATCTCTAACCATGATATCGAATGTGCTATTATTAAATGACATATTCATTATAGAAATCTTAACTTCTACGTTTGCAGAATCACCGTCAGAAATCGAAATGAATTTAAATAAATTATAAACCTTATTACCTCTAAGTTCTGAAACAACGAATGGAGTTTCAGGACTTTGATATTGGAATACATTATTTGCAATTGAAGACGTGTCTCCACCTCTTGCTTCAGGTAATGCAATCAACTCCGCATTTATTCCACGAATATATCCTTTATTGTAAGCATAATTTAACATGTTTTGATAAACCTCTTCAACAAATAACGGAACTTCAAATCTTAATTTAGCAAAGTTACTTACACTGAATACCTTTGTGATGTACTCAGAATCTGAGTTTTGAAGTGAAGTCTCAAATGAGAAGTTTTCACCTTCAATTGTTGTACCTGTAATTGCAAAAGTTGAGAATGGATTTCTTGTTATTGCAGAATAAGAACCAACGGTGCTAATTCCAACATCAGTTAATCCTGTAACTTGATATGTTGGTCCTGCACTTGTTGAATTGTATAAACTAATACCTCTTGATCTTAAAGTTGCAACAACAACATCATTATATTCTGAGAACGCAGTACCAGAGAATGTGAACATTTGACCTGATAATGATCCGTTAAAATTACCACTTCCTAAACTATTAAGTACCGATATTGATGTGTAGAATGAATAACCTGAATAACCGTTATTAGCTTGGTTAACGAATGTTGCATAATACCAAACATCATTATCGTCTGATGTTAAATCAGCAGAATTAAGATCCATGTTATTACAACTAAATACGTTTGTTAAACCAGTGATACCATCAGCAATTAACTCGTTGTATACTGTACCAGATAAAGAACCAAACACATATGCACTTGTTCCAGATAATGTTGTATCTCTGAAAATATCAACTAATTGAGTTGAGATGTCTTCTTGTAAAGTGGATAAATTTCCATTCTCAAGTTGATATTGTAAACCAAAATCATCCCAAATAACATCAGGAGTTGTATCTTGTGTTATGTTAACAGTTCCTCCCGTTGATCCCGAGAAGTCCATTTCAAATGCTGTTCCTGTTGTAACATTAACACCAACAGTAGTTGGGTCCACGTTAGCAATAGTGGTGATAGACCAAGAAGGTCCCGCATCATAACCTGATAATCCTAGTATTCTAGTCACGAACAATTGGTTAGATTGTTGTAAGTAAGACTTTGCGATGTACGCCGCCTCATATTTAGGAATTTGTGTATTCACAAACTTTTCAGGGGATGTACCACCAAAAAGAGTTGTGAACTCGTCGAAACTCGTTACGAAAATTGGTTCGAAGGCTGGGCCTTTTAGGGTTTCCCCTACTAACCCTAATGTAGTTACACCAACACTTTGCGCGACGAATGATAGGTCGGTCTCTGTTGTGTATACACCGGGTGAAACGAATACTTTACTTGCTGTTGCCATTATTTAAAAATTCTGTTCAGATTTATTTATACATAAATATTAAATTAAACACAAAAAACTTTACTCTTTATATTGTATTTATAAATTAGGCGCTTTTATTCTGCCTTTTTTCTGCCCATGAAAACAACGTCAAAAACGACAAAAGAGATAAAGAACATCAAAATCTCAATTGAGTCTCACAACACACTCAAAAAGTATTGTGATAAAAGGGGTTTAAAAATTTACAAGTTTCTTGAAAATTTAATTATGGAAAAGTGTAAAGAAAAAACTGATCTATACGGAGAAGATTAAATTAATCTCGCAATATAGACAATTTGAGAATCAGACGAAGGGTCTGTTGGTGTTATATTCAGTGTAAGATTATTACCTGATGTTAATTGAATCTCGGTAAGATCCGAACCATAAAAATCATCATTAATATAAACATCCCAAGAACTTATATTTTCCATACCGTCAAAAGATAAGTCTGCTGTATATTTGTAATTTTCTGTGTAAGCCGTAGTCCCCGCAGAAAAATTAAATGTTAAAGGAAATAAACTTGGATTTTTAGGGTAAGATTTTTTTCTACCTCCTCTTGATGTTTTAGCTTCCAATAATTGAACGGTTCTTGAAATTGCTGGTTTAACTTCAAACTCCTCTTCGTCAATCAAATAACCCATCATTAAAAATTCATAACTTTGTATGTAGTATTTTCTTTTGTCTAAGTCTACAACAGATTCGTCAGAAATATTTTGTAATATTATTGGAACGTATTGTCCTTTGATAAAAGTATATGCCTGTCTTGATGAAAACTTTTGAAGAACATTCTTATTAAGTTCATTCAACTCTCTCATTCTATTACAAATGAATTTAACACTATAAGTAATATCAACAGGTACGGGTTGAGGTATAGTATAAATGTCCATTCCTTTTCTTTGTCCGTCCCATGTAGGAACAGTGGCATAATAATATTGTTTTCTATTTGGAATGGTGTAAAGAAGTGCTGGATTAGATCCGTACTTAACTTCAGGATTTCTCACTGTTGTAATAAAAGGAGGAGATACGTTAAAGTCCGAATCAACAAAATTCCATGTTTCAGTAAATTGAGACCAGTTTTGTGTTGTTATGAGAACATCAACAGTTGGGACAACCTTACCTGAAACCACAGTTCTTAACTCTTCTTTAACAAACTCAAGCATACCTTTATCCAAATCGGCATGTAATACCGAATTAGGTAGGTAAGTACCGTCTTTGTTAATATACTCTAAAAGTTGTTCTCTTCTTGCTGAAAGAGTTTTAGGAGGAACTAACTGTATTTGTTTTTTTACTTGTTTCGGAAATCCCATATTATATTCCGTTAAATTCGTTCGTTGTTACAGGTGTTGCAATAATAGTTCTGTAAAACGGTTTATACCCACCATATGTATGTCTGTTATCTGAATTAACCCTTCCGTCATCACTAACAGAATAATACCTAACTTTACTTTCAGTTTCGTAATACCCAATGTAATCACCAAAAGAAATATCAATTTCTAAATCATCCAAAGTTCTTTGATAGACTGATACTTTTAAATTACCTGGCTCAGATTGTTCGATTTTTGAAGTTCCCAATCTTTGATTAGTTGGAGCCACAATTTGAACCATGCCCTTTATTTCAACAGGTGGAAGAAACTGAATACCGTCTTGCAAAGCTTCCCCATAAACATCATCTGTTTTGGTTTTATACTTATCAACTTTATACAAAACAAAGGTAAAGTTCATATCACCCTCTAACCACTCTTCACCCATATCAATATCCAAGGTGAAATCCTCACCACCAAAAAACTTACCTAATCTCGTTATTGGTACCAATTTTTCCATATATTGATAAATACATCAGAATCAATTATATTTGTTTCAAAGCCTTTATATGAAATTATATCCATCATTAAAAATATATTTAGATAAAAGTCCAATTCATGGACTTGGTGTGTTTGCTTCACAACCAATTAAAGAAGGAGAGATTATAGAAGTTTGTCCTATTATTGATCTTGGAATGTCTCCAAACGAATCATCACACATATTAATACACTATAGATTTAATTGGCCACAAGGAATTAATCCTGAGAAACAAGTCGTACCAGTTGGATTTGGAATGATTTATAATCACAGCAAAATACCCAACGCAAATTGGAGATCTAATTTTGAAAACACTTCTTTTGAGTTTTACGCTGTAAAAGACATTAACCCTGGTGATGAAATTTTCGTTTGGTATGGTGATGAAAATTATTGGTCTGACGGAAGACAAACAACAGTTCTTATCTAATGAGTATGGAAGTTAGTATAGAATCAAAAGCAATTTCCATTTTAGAAAACTATGATGGGCCAAACAATTATATTCAAGAACTAAAACGTAAATCAGTTCTTAATAAAAAGTTTTATCCAACAAGAAGTCAATCTGAATACATAATTAACTTTCACGACAAACCACCAAAGGTTGCCAAAAAGTGGGTTAACCTTGATTCGTACTTTGCACAAAAATTAGCCGACGACAAACTATACACAGAAATACCTGAAAAAATATGGATCGAAAAGTTATTGGCGGATAAAGAAAAGGCTTACCATGTTTGGGGTAAAGTATTTGAGACAGAACAACTTCACGATTTTTGGGTTCCAAAAGCATCACTAATCAAAGACAACACAGTAAAAAATGTTGTTATTGATTTTGAAAAGTATTCCCACAGACCTCTTTTGTCTCATCAAATTGAGGCCGTTCAAAAACTTGTTGAGAACAAAAAATATATCTTAGCTGATGATATGGGTCTTGGTAAGACCACATCAACTATAGTTGCTGCACTTGAGAGTGGAGCTAAAAAGATATTAATTATTTGTCCTGCGAGTTTAAAGATTAATTGGCAGAGAGAGATTGAGAATTATACAACCAGAAGCATTTATATTTCTGAAGGAAAGAACTTCAGTCAAGAACATGATTTTGTTATTATAAATTATGATATTATTAAAAATTTCCACAATGTTAAAAAGAAATCTGATTCGCAAATTCTTGGAGCCAATTTTGATTTGGTGGTCGTTGACGAAGCACACTATATTAAAAACGGTCAAGCACAAAGAACAAAACTAATAAACGACCTTGTAAAGAACGTTGATAGACTTTGGTTATTAACAGGTACACCAATGACCTCAAGACCAATGGATTATTTCAATTTGTTAAGTTTGATTGACTCACCAGTTGCCAAAAATTGGATGGCATACGCCATCAGATATTGTAGCGGATATCAATTCAATGCTGGAGGTAGAAAGATATGGAATGTTACAGGAGCCAGTAACCTTGAGGAATTAAGAGATAGAACCTCAGGTCTCACTCTAAGACGATTAAAACAAGATGTATTAGATTTACCTGATAAAATTATTACACCCGTATACCTTAGATTAAAATCAAAACAATACGAAGAGGTAATGGGTGATTATTACAATTGGTATGAGAAGAACCCCGATGAGAGTAAATCATTGACGGTTCAATTTACAAAACTTACCCAAGTACGACAAGTTATTGCCGAAGAGAAAGTTATTCAGACAATCGAATTGGCTGAAAACATAATAGAACAAGGTAAGAAGGTCATAATATTTTGTAATTTTACAAACTCACTCGATAGAATAATT